ATTAGATTGGAGTACTTCCAGCACTCCCACACTAACTCATAATAATACACAAGATAACGGTATTTTCTGTGTTCGAGTGCAGAATGCTCTCACCGCCCCTACATTGACATCCTCAGTGGATATCCTCGTTTTTGTACGCGCTGGAGAGAATTTCGAACTAGCTGGTGCTCGAGAATTGGATACTTCTCACAAGTGGTCATATTTTGTTCCTCAGAGTGATGAGTATATCTGTACACCTATTAATGGTAAAGTTCAACTTGGTACAGTTAGTAGTGATACTAGTAATGAATATCTTGTACATTTCGGTGAACAAGTTGTTTCTTTGCGCACATTGTTGCATAGGTATAATAAACTGACCAGTGAGCAGGTAGTCCCTTCGACAGTTGCAAACACGTATCAAACTATAGAGAAGATTGTTGGCAGGTTGCCGTTACATCCGGGATATATTAGCTCAGGATATAGTACAGCAAACAAACAAACACTACCTGGGTCTTATGGGTATAATTATGCAAATATGACTACAATGTCATTCATATCTAATGCTTATTTAGGTTATAGAGGAGCTACGAATTATACATTCAATGTTTCTAGTAATACCCCCATGAGTGATGTTAGAGCTTTTAGAGCTTTGAATAGCACTGCTGCTGTAAATTCCGGTACGACTGTAATATCATCCACTAGTCAATTTGCCAAAGCAGCAGTTTCTGTTGCAGGTGGTGGAGGGTCTGCACTAACAAATCAAAAGACTCAAAGTGGTCTTAATGTTGCTTTTCCAATGTTCACACAGTACAAATTCTTGAGCACAAATCCGTCTTGTGGAAATGTGCCTGGAACTGGAGATCCAGAAATGTTATCACTACAGTTTGCTCTACCATATCCGTCAACTACTGTTACTGATAGTATTATTTTGAATACTTATGTTGCAGCGGCCCCTGATTTTACGCTAATGTATTTTGTGAATACACCAACATTGTGGGTGTACACAAGTTTCCCTGATGCAGCGTAATTGTGGTAACCATGACCTCGTTAATGTCATTAAACTTAAACCACGGGGAGTGGAATCCTCCCAGCCGCTATACTAGGCGAATAGTTGATACCCTACCACTTCGGGTCTGTTAATGAGGTGGAATAAAAAGTAAAGCATGATCGTGTTTAGGCGTCCAAGGACCTCATTTATGAGTATCTGTCGGTAATCCATATTAAACGTCGAATGGGTGGACGGGCCACCACTTTTCCTAGCAATAGGTTTCACCTCGTTAACTTTCGTCTTATGACGCTACTTTGTAGTTTTGTACTCTAGACGAAAGTCTGGGGGAAATTTTTAATGCACTGTAGCCCGTACGTTTTAGGAGGTTAACGACAATTGTCTGTAC